GAAAATAGAAAACGGATGGAAAGGGATTTTTGACCTTAAAGAACAAAAACAATCTAAAACAAAGAGCGCACTTGATAACTGGCAGAAAGCTCGAAATATGATAAACAATGCTTAATATAACTAACGAGGACAATATGGAATTGATGTCAAGGTATGAAGATAATCACTTTGATTTAGCTATCGTTGACCCTCCTTATGGGATAGATGCTGCAAAAATGACAATGGGCAAAGGAAGCAGAAATGATACTGGAAAGAATAAAAAAAAGGATTGGGATAAAGGTATCCCAAGCAAAGAGTATTTTATTGAATTAAAAAGAGTAAGTAAAAATCAAATTATATGGGGGGGAAATTATTATTTAGATTTTTTAAATTCAACACGATGCTTTTTAATGTGGGACAAATTAGATTACAATTCAGATTTTGCTTCTCACGAATTAGCTTGGACTTCTTTTAATAAAAATACAAAATGTTTTAGAAGGGCAAGAAATAAAGGTAATGAACAAAAAATACACCCAACACAAAAACCAGTAAAACTTTATGAATGGTTGCTTATGAACTACGCAAAAGAAGGAGATAAGATATTAGACACTCATTTAGGAAGTGGCTCAATAGCTATTGCTTGTCACAACTTAGGTTTTGACTTAACAGCTTGCGAACTTGACAAAGAATACTTTGAAGCAGCAATGAAACGAATTAACAATCATAAATCACAAATGAGAATATTCTAATGGATAAAAAACAACAAATATGGAATCGTTGGAAAAACGACCTTCCAAAGTTAAAAGAAGAAGCAGTCGATATTCTTTCAAGAACTTATTTGGAGATAGGACAAAAACCAAGTGTTGAAGATATTGTTACAATGGCGAATATTCTAGTAGATGATTTAGCAAACAACACTCAATTCAGCACATTGACGATGGAGGATGTTTCAAGGGGTTTTAGAGAGGGTGTAAGAGCTGGAGATGAAGCAAGTGTCTTTCTAAATGTTAGGACTTGGAATATATGGTTACGCAATGAAAAGAAAAAGGTTGCAAAAAAAGTAATTGAATTACATAAACAACAGGAACTCGAATACATTGAGAACGCTCGATTGATTGGAGGAACTATAAAAAAAGCAATATTAAAAAGCGGGGATGTATAAAATTGTGCGCTATAACATCCAACTTCGTTCTTATAGCATTGAACAGCTCAAGAATCTATTTGTCAATTCGTAGTGTTAAAACTGACAAATGGTAGGGCGAACTTATCCTTATCCCTCTCTGCAGTTTATTATTAACTCGGTTTGGTTTTGAGTTTACAGAGAGGGGTGGGATTAACTAAAAAAAAATATGGATTACAAAAAAATTAGCAACATTTGGGTTGAAGGAATAGATTACAAAGACTACCCTGACTTCGTTGATGCGTTTATAGATAGTGCAGATTATGATGGAGAACCAATGACAGATGAACAGTTAGATGAAATAAATCAAGACACAGATTTTGTCTATGATTGTGTAATTAAAAAGATATATTAAAATGAAAAAAGGACAATTGAAACTGGAAACAGTTAGGATTTTAGAAACTCTCTGCAAGCATATTGCAGAAAGCAAAAACGACTACGAAACACAAGACTTGAAAGCATTGCTCTCAGAAGCTTTAGCTTATTATGATTTATATTTGTTGAAGAAAAACAACAAAGGAATTGAAGCTGCAAAATTAGAGAGCAAACTCGTTCCAAAATGGGAGGAGGGTTTACGAGCTGAGATAAGACAATATTTTGACGAAGTATGAAAGCAAAAGACAAAGTAAAAAATCTGTTGATTAAATATCCACGATTTAGAGATTCGGATAATAAACTGATTGCAGCGTATTGGCTGGAGGAATTAAAGAGAAAAGGATTGAATCCAGATGAAATGAGTGGAATCGAGTTCCTTCATCAATTTGCTGATTCTAAAATCACCAACCCTGAAACAATCAGAAGGAGCAGAGCAAAACTACAAGAAGAAGATTCATCTTTGAGAGGAGAAACTTATTCAGCAAGAAAAGGAGCAATACAAGACAAATGGAGAAAAGAACTGGGATATAATGGCTCAAAATAATTATGGCATAATTAGATTTGCTACTCTTGAGGACATTTCTTACATTTTAGATTTATCAAAAAAAGAGTCAAAATCTTTGGGTTTTATTCCAAAAATGGCTTATGAATCTGCAATTACTGGTGTAAAAAATGGCAAAAGATGGAGCAATGTTTGCAATGATAAATTGTGGGTGTGTGTGTGTAACAATGATTTAGTCGGTTTTGTTTTAGCATCTTTTGGAAGAACAAACGCAAATTGGAAGATTGGAAAAATCGCTCAAATATGTTTGCAAACAGATGCAAGAATGATGAAAAGAGGAAAAATGTTATTAGATGAAGTTATTGATTACGGAAAAACAAGGGGAACATTGTCTTTTTCTTGTGGATGTGCTGATGATTTACCATCAAATATATTTTGGCAAACAATGGGATGGATAAACATTTCTCAAAGATTTGGAATCAGCCATCAAAATACTTGGAAACAAACAAGTAAAAGAAAAGTAAACATATATAGATTTGACCCTTACGACTTATTTTTAAACTTAAAAAATGGCTAAAACAACTACTTCTAAGCTAAAAGCAAAGCTAGACAAGCTCTTTAGTGAATACATAAGGAAAAGAGACAGCGACCATAGAGGGATGTGCAAGTGCATTAGTTGTGGCAAAGAAGCTCCAGCTTTTGGCGGTTCTATACACGCAGGACACTTTATGAGTCGTAGGCACTTAGCTACGAGGTGGGATGAAAAAAATGTGAACAGTCAATGTGCGGGCTGCAATACTTTTAGAGGGGGTGAGCAATATAGACAATCAATAGGGATAGACAGAAAATGGGGTGAGGGAACATCAGCAGAATTAGAACAAAGAGCGCACACAATAGTAAAACTATCAAGAGCAGATTATGAAGAAGCAATCGAAAACATTAAACAAAAGATTAAGGAACTCAATTAACAATGAAGTGTTAGTATTTTTTGACCTTAACGATTGGATAATAGAATCTATTTTTTATATTAGCGACAATGGAAAAGATTAGCACAATATTTGAAGGAGGAATTGCTAAGGTGTCAACCCTTGCAGATGGTTCACTCTCCCTAACGATACACACACAAGAACTTCCAGAAGAAACAATGATGCGCTTATTTAAGCTAAGAAAGAAAGCTGGTATGATTCTTATAAGCTCGGATAGCATAAACAAACAAGAGGTTAAAGAAGTCGAAAAGTTTACAAGTGATTTTGAAGTAGGCGGAAAAACACCAAGCCAAAGACTCAGGGCTGTCCTTTACAGAGTGTGGGAACAAACGGAGCAGACTTACGACTTTCCAATTTGGTATGAATCACAGCTTGAAAGGATAATCAATAAATATAAATCTACGCTTGATGCCTAGAAGGACGCTCTCTCAACTAATTTGGAAAAGCACGATGAACGGAGCTGAGTTGAGATTGCCTAAAATTATAGACACTGACGTAAACTTTCAATTAATGTTTGGAGAGTCCGAAAGCCATCCAGAGCAAACACAAAAAGAAACAACCAACGCTGAAAACTATGAGTGTAGAACTTACCAAGATGTGGAACATTTTAAGAAATTTGTTTAGAATAACAATGGGAGTATTAATCCTTTTTATGATGCTTCCTTTTGTTGTGGTGTGGTTTAGTTTTTTATTCCTTAAATTTGTAATTGAATATGAAGTTGAAAGCAGTCCTAGAAGTTAGTATTATAATGCAAGAAGATGAAAGTGTTGAAGAAGCGAACTCAAGAGCCATTGAGAAGCTGATTGAAGTAGTAGATGAGTGGATAAACGATAAAGATGGAATAACACCTTATATTAAACTAGAATACGATGTGGACTTTGAATACATCAAAGAAATAAAACTATTGAACTGATGCCAAACTTACCAAAGGGAAAACCAAAGAGCTGGATTGCTAATAGCAAAAAGAAAACACGCTTTACTGAAAAGCACGTTTCAGAGAACTCTAGCTTTTACCAGAGTAATGCGTGGCGTAAAGTAAGGAAAGCTTATTTCACAATGAATCCAATCTGCAAATGGTGTGAAGAAGAAGGAAGGGTTACTGAGGGAAAGATTGTTGACCATATTATCGAAATTAAGGATGGAGGGCAAACACTGAGTTTTGATAACCTACAAACGCTCTGTCAAGTACACCACAACCAAAAAACAGCGTGGGCTAAAATGAAAAGAAAGAAGGGGAATTAGCTCAGATGGCTAGAGCGCTTGCCTTGCACGCAAGAGGTCATCGGTTCGACTCCGATATTCTCCACAAACTACAATAAATGAAAAAGAGCAAATACTATTACGACTACATAAGGAACACTGACAAACCTTTAATAGATGAAAGAGTCCCACAATACTATAAAGGGAAACAAGGGTACGAAGCAAGGAAGGTGTGTGATAATTTTGATTTACCTTATCACCTAGCTACTGCAACAACTTACATACTGCGAAGCTATCACAAGCACAACACGCCCATTGACTGCTTAAAGAAGGCAATAGCACACATTGAATTTGAAATAGAGAAATATGAGCAAAATAATAAATAAGATAGTCTGGGAGGTCTTTATTGAGCAAACAATGGGACAAGCTAAGTCTGAGCTTTACACAGATAGGATAAAAGATTACACAGAAGATATGTGCTATATTATATACACAAATATGCTATATAAGGTAGACAGAGGCGAAAACATCAATGATATTGACTTTGAGGACATACTGCCCAGAGAACTAATGCAAACCAAGAACCAGGGGGGGTAAAAAGTTATTTGACTAACCTACATCAACCACCGCCAAC